TCTGGATACGCAAAGGTGCCACTTGCCGTAATATCATCAGCGGCCTTCATCCCGTAATACCGCACTGTATGTGTCGCGTCAGGAAGCGGGTCCCAATAGATATGACTTCCATTTGTCCAGTATCGCACCGGACGACCTGTTGTCGCAGAATTAAACTGCACCGTGGGATACATCGTCCGAGAGGTATAGTGATCACCTGTATACCCCACGCGATCTAAATCCCACGACGGACGACTTGTTGTCGGATCAATAAACTGCAACCGATCCAGACGAACTAATCCTGTTGGAAAGGCCGTCGATTCTGTGCTGGCTGATGTCGTCACGGTGCCAATGCTTGATGCCATGACGTTGGGCTGCAACGACATCAGTGACTCGAAATGGTCTTGGGCGGCGTTTAATGCCCGAAGCCCAAGCGTAACACCAGTTTCACCTGACTGAAGCTGAAGTCCACGATCCATCACTTCCATCGTGTCCAACAGTGATTGGCCTGTTGCCATCTACTTTAATCCCCCGCATGGTGATTCACAAATTTACTGCCAGAGGATGGGCCGCACATACTGATCTGTATCTGAGTATGATCCCATCGATCAGACCCGACATCAGAAAGCGTTTGCTCTCGATCAGCGTCACGTTCCATCTGCTCTCGCTGTGACTCTTGCTCCACTCTCGACCAATACTTTTTCCCCGACCCCCACTTGAAACCGCTCTGTTCATAACAGGCGGCTAACGCACGGGTGTCTAATGGGACATATTCGCCATTGGAGTTTTCCACCACAAACAACAGCAACCACCCTTTGGAGAGTGAATGCTGTATACGAGGACGACGGTACCAGACCAACCAACGCTCACGAAGTGGATGCCATGTAGCGTCCAAGTCGTGATGAATGCCCTGAAGCTGCTTTCGGAATGACTCTGGTGCAAATCGCACACCAAACCGATTGGGATGCCAAAACTGTGGACGTTCCTCAATCGGGGGGAGTGCCATTATCCGAAAACTTTCATGCCGAACTCACGCACGCGATCATCTTTACTCGCTTTGCAGTGTCTCGACATACGCGCACGGGCCATGTTGTAGGACTGGCGAGAATCTGGCTTATAGTTCGCAACCCATCCATCAACGGGACACGTTAATGAGCCATTCTCAGTATCTTCGACCAACGCATCCGGTACGGGTTCTGCCTTTTTGACCCACGGAGCCTTGAATACTTCAGCCGCCGTGTCTCGTAAAGACACCCGAAACGAGACTCGCTCACCATTCTCATCAAAATACGTACTTACCGAACCAGAATCAGAAGTGATGCCACCCCGATGTGGACGACCACGACCATCCCATGAGTGCATCGTCGGGAATCGGGGCGCACCACGGGTGGACATTTCACGCCACCGCTCATGCTCCTGTAAATACTTCGTAATGGTGTCAGAAATCGCTTCTTTTCCTGCCCATTCAATCCCACGATGCTTGTTCAGTTCTTCCAGTTCATACAACTGACCAAGAACTTCTTGTACCGCGACAGGATTGACCCCCTCTGGGAGTGTATCCTGCATGGCTGACACAGGGGATTCGCCTAAATGTGACAGGAAAAACTTGTTTTCCTCTAGCGAGTACCGGACTGGATCAAAGACCTCCATGCGCCTCCTTAATACGTTGTATTCGTACGGACCGGCTTCAGTACGATATGCACAGAGCCTTCGTAGGCTGTCACCGTTCCGGTGTAATTCAACGCGAGTTGCTCCCCTTTATCGAGCTTGCGATTAGCGAGCGTCGAAGTCAGGGTCGATTGCACTGGCGTATTTGCTGTGCTATCCAACGCCAATGTCGAACTTAACGCGGTTGTTAAACTGCCAGGAGCAGTCCCTGATGCGGCTACACCGACATCCAACGTCGTGCTACTGGCTCCTGCGGTGCTATGAACCTCACGCACATCCATGATTTCGTAATCTTGGTCAGCGACAAAGATCCCCGTATCAGCAGCTTCTCCTGCTGAAATGGTATAAGCCACATGAACCGGCGCGAGTCGTGCGATTGCTTTAATACCCATACCTACCTACTTTCTGGCGAAGTGACAGGGGAGCAGGGCTGACTCTCCAGTAAGACCCCACTCCCCCCACCTACTCAGTTTACGATTCTGCTACATCTTCAATCTTCGCACCGGCTGCTGGATTATCACTCAGCAACTCACCCTGCCAGTACCACGCCACCTCGAAAGTAGCATTGGAAGTCTGACGGAAGAACGATGTTCCATCGAAGATTTCTGATGCCGGTCGAGGTACCGCATTTTCACCGTGACCGATGAAGAAATGCTTGGTATCCAGACCGATAATCGTATTCGCCGCAAAATACGGCTCTGCGTGCCATGGATTACCGCTAAAACGGTAAATGGTGCGTCCATCGCCACCATCTTTACCTTTTTGCTGCGATCCACCGCTACGTCCTACACCTGACCCGCCGTCAAACGCTTTCGGTGAACTCATCGCAAAGAACGCATCTTCACGAAGCAATTCATGGTACCGGCGAATAATCGGCAGGTTGGAGATGTAAGAGTTCAAGCTGGCCCCGCCCTTTTCACGAACAGAATCTTCTAGCTGCATCAGCAGGTCTTCTGTCAGTGCGCGGTTGGTGCCACCATTATCGAGAACCACAGATTCCCAAAATTCGTTTCCTGCGGTGCCACGATCAATCCCACCAAAGTCACCTTTTGGTGCCGGTGGGTCAGCATCATCAATAATGCCCAACAGTCCATTCGTATGGAGTGAAGAGCTTGACGACACCGTATCCTGAATGACCACATAGTCTCCCGCTGCCGTTCCGCTTGGTGCGCCACTCAGCGTAATCGTACGATTCGGGGCATCGACAGCCGTAACCGTCAACGAGTTTCCATGCTTGGTATTGTTGTCTCCGGTGTCCATGACATCGACCACCATTCCGACATCCACACTCGGAAGTGCGTTTACCGTAACCGTTGTCTGATCGTCTGCTGCCGGAAGCACGGCCAATTTGCCCAATCCATCAGAGAGCAAGTCAGCATTCAGTAGTTTAAGAATACGACGACGAAAACCAGCCTCCATCATTTTCAACGCCGTCTGGAACGCAAACTTTGAGTTCCGTGCGTCTTGGAGGAGTTTCCACGACATATTGTACAGTCCCGCAAATTCTGTGAGACTGAATGATGCTTCGGCAGTATCAGGGTTCAGATTGGATGGCAGTGCGCCACCTTCTGAAATACCCGTCCATGCGCCGGGGTTTTTCACCATAATGGGCATCAAGAATTGCCCTCGACCCCCAACAGGTTTTTTCGCCTTCTGGAACATATTCCAGCAGACAACCTCTTGGTTGACCAAGTACAAGACCTGATCGACACCATAGGTGTATTTCAGGGCTTCAACAACATCAGTTGTACTCGCCATAAACCAACTCCTTATCGGAGTAAGTACCTATTCAGCACTATTGGGATTGAGCATGGGCCATAATTCATCGGTTCGTTCTTCCGGTGTTTTATACCCACCCGTTTTGCCGCTTGTCGGAGAAATTTGCCCACCCTGTGAGGGGAAGGGTGATTCCTTCGCTTTTTTTGCAGCAGCACGATCTCCATCCCTGACCGCTTTCTGAAGTTGCTCCCAACGCTTTCGCATCATTTCGGGATATTCCTGATCGAGTGTATCTCCCTCATGGGAGTAATACACATCTCGCATCAGTGTTTGAACAATTTCAGAATCAGGTAATCCTAGTTGTTCCCGCATCTGAACAAACTTTGCATCGAGGGCATCTTGTGCTTGCTTGCCTTGTGAGGCTCCGACAGAGTCTTTTAAGGATTTGTAATCCTTATATAACTGCGCCAGCGCCTGATCGCGTTGCTGGAGTGCGGTATTCAGAGGGTTAATACCCTCATTCACCATACGCTCCATCAGTTGGGCAGCGGTGTTTCCATCCAGATACGGCATTGATCGCAACTGATCCAGCATGGTGTTATTCGACTGCTGTTTCGTTTGCGATTGTTGCTGTGCCTGTTGTTGTGCCTGATACGCGTACTGCTGCTGCTGCATTTGCTGTGCATATTGCTGTAGCTGCTGCGTTTGCTGTGCGCGTTCCGCTTCCCACTGTCTGCGTTCATCGGCAAGTGCTTGTGTTTTCCTCGTATATTCGGCTTGTGCCTCTGCGGGCCAGGAACCGTCTGATGAGGTATCTTCTCCTGTCTCAGTAGTGTTCGACGCTGCACTTTCTTCTTCTGGTGCAACGAACTCGTTATCATCTGCCATCGAACTCTCCTCAGTCGAGTGGTCTACGAGTGCTGAGTGGGTTGTTCTCCTGCCGAAGAATCCCATTCCGCGTGTTCGCGTGCCTTGTTCGCTCTAATAGAATTGAGCAGTCTTTTGAAGTATAAGAATGACTGATGCTGCCGTCAACCTTTACTGTGGTCCCTGTTGTTGCTGCGCCATTGCCTGAGCCAGAGCGTCTGGTGCCTGTGGAGAGACTTGCTGACTGGCTTGCATTTGATCCATTGCCATATCAATCGCACCAGCAGCAGCTTTTGCAGCAGCTTGTTGGGCCGCTTGTGCGACGGCTCCCTGTATTTGCTGTTGTTGCATTCCATCCTGTCTCTGCTTGGATGCTTCAACTAAATACTGACGACATTTATTCCAGAATTGCACGAATCCCTGTTGGATCGGAGGACTGGCTGATAACCATTCTGTCGTAGCCATTTCGGACTCCAATTCATCCATAATGACTTTTAGGTTCCAGAAGGGCATGGGAATATGCTCTGGAAGCTGTTCACCCTGCCACAGACGCTCGACAAGGTGCATGGCGAGTTTCCGATACTGTGATTCCTTATCTTCGCGGCCAACATCACCCATATTCAAGTCAGAGGCGATTTTTTCCTTATCCATCCGTCCTGTGCGCTCGTCGATATATAAAATCCCCAACGGAGACTGTAAATGCTCTCGGATACGGGCTTCTCTCAAAGCACGTAGCTCTGGTAATAAACTGCCCCGTTCCACAGTAATAGAGTAATCTGTGCCGGATCGCAGGATTTCAGAAGTCTGAAAGATAAACACTTCGTCTTTCATACTGTTATCGGTGTAGTGCAGTGTCCGAAAGGTCGGATAAAACTGCTTGACGCGGTTAATCCGCATTTCCTTGACTTTGCCGAGTCGCTGACCTAAATGCTGATAGAGATTCCCCCATTGGGTATCAATAATCTCCTGAAGCATGGGTACGGCCATCGGACCACGTAACTGACCGGGAAATTTCTGCTCCTGAAATAAATCGACTCCACCGGCAATTTCCCGCATGAGTTTCAGCGTTAAATCAACGGACTGCATAAACCAGTTTGGAAGCTGTGGTGGATCGCGCCGTTGCACCATCTTGACACCGGTATCGTTCAGCCCTCCTTCAATCGGGGCTGGATAATCAGCCGGAATATCTTCCCGTTTCAAGGTCGGCCCTAGCAGTTCGTCGGCATAAATCGAGGCATTCGCCTGTTCTCCAAGTTGCGACAAACGTTTATTCAGAAATCGTTGTGGGGCTACTAGATCGCTGACATAGTCATTGTTCCAGAAGCTGATTGTCGTTGGACTCCAGTGGAAATCCACTAATGGAATGGACTCGTAGGGATTATCGCCATCATGCAACATCTGTTCGCCTGGAATAAAGGCAGAGTATTTTCCACGAGGATGTTTATCCGATGTTGGTTGAAACCGTTCAACCACCACAGCCATATCGGGGTCATTCTGTGTGCGACTCCCCTGAATCCGTGGAATGAGGTCTTGAAGATGCACTGAGCCAGTTGGATCACCAAATTGCTTGATATCGGTGCTGAGAATCCGCACATCCGTCGCATCTTTAATATTCTGAATGGTGTCTTTATTGACATCGTAATTGGCTTCAATCCATCCCAAGGTGCGAATTTTGGCAATATAGACCGCTTGATCAGGAGCTAGATCGTCAATCGACCGCACAGAGGCATCAATAAAGACCTGTAACGGGCTGATAATCTCACTCCCGACATCACCAGCCAGCACCATATCTTCAATTACTTCAAACTGTTCCTGTGGTGCGCCTTGTGCGAGTCGTTCCTGTCGAAGAGACTCAGGAATTTCCTCGCCGGTCATAATGTCAGTCCATTGCAGTTCGTTGGTTTCTTCATCGAACCGTGGCATCGGTTCCATCGTGGCATCTTTCACCCACGGCACATATTCAAAGGCCACCCCACCAATCGACATCCACCAGAGAATTTCCCAGGTGCGAGAGTGCTGATCCAGTTTTTCGTCCAGTGCGCGTACAAGTTTATTGACGACTTCTGATGCCGCAATGGATTTTGGGTCTTGTTTATCGGCTCTGGCCTTAAATACCGGCGCAATACTACTCAGACGACCCATCATCTTATAGAGCATCTGTGCAGCGATATTAAAGACGAGATACAGCTTATTTGGGTCACGTTTTCGTGTAAACAGCACACGATTTTGCGATCCGACCCAATGCTCACCAGAGGCAAATGATAGATTTGTCAGAATCCGTAATTCGACTGATCCGACATTTCGGGCCTTCTGAGCACGCAATCGGTCATAGTCTTCACTGTAATCTGCGAGATTTTTGGCATCATCAGCCATCTTATTGCGCTCCGAGATGTGCGTCTGGAAGAGTTGCTAATTCTGTATCGGTCGTGGACGGAACCAGCCCTGTGCCTTCATCCGGTCGTTGTATCTGCGTCATTACCATTTTCTCCAGGGAATCCATCCGGTCCATCAGCACTTTGAGGTCGTGGTGGCTGACTTCTGGTTCCCGGTTTTCCGAAGGCACGTTGAGCCACATCAGCAAACGTCTGCGGATCTGTTCCAGCATGATTGTGCATCTCCTCAAAGAGTTCCGTCAAGGAACGAGCATCTGTCCGACCATCCGGTTTGTGTTGTGTCAGTGAGAGTGTCTGCATCACAAAATGAAGTTTCTTTTCGATCTGCTTGAGTCGCTTTTCAAAACTATCCATTAGAGTCTCCCTAAATGACTATCTGGCGGTGACGATTTGGCCCGTTTTCTGAATGGCGATCCAAACCATTGGACGCTCCCGAAATGAGGAGCCATGTCCGGTTTTTCTTCTTGTGTTTTTGCGCGAGGATGTCGAGACAGCACATGCTCCAGACAATCCAGCACATGGTCGTTCACTTTATAGCGTTCATAACGTCCTGCGGCGGTAGTATGGTCAGGCCACTGTGCGTTTTCGACTTCATATGGCAGCATCGACAACCACGGAGCCAGATAAATCTGCTCGTGTTGGAAATACTGTCGCGCCGCTTCGGTTCTGACTTCCCGACCACGTTTATTTGCCATCAGATGCACGCCATGGTGCAGACATTCCTGTTTGAACTGACTATTGCTATCGACCCACGCAATCGGGCGTGTTTTCCAACGACGGGCCATCGCTTTGACCTCATCAGCCCATCGCACAATCGAACTGTTCTCATCCAGTTCAGGCGTATTTGCGACATACCGATAATTGGTCACTTCATCAATCACAAAGGCATTGCCTTCTGGAGAAATCGCCACGGCCAAGGCCGCGCAGTAGGTGCCGGTATCGGCTCCGATTTCCACCCGCCAGTCTGACGGCAGTCTGAAATTACTCATTGTGGGTTCGATTTTTGTGTTGACCCAGACGGTGGGATGATCGGTCAGGGAAATCTGTCGATCTCCCCGATGGTAGTTATAGACACGCCCGACGTAATCTCCGAGTTTTCCGAGATAGGCAATCGAAAACTGTTCTCTAGTGAGTAATTGCTCATCACGGTCCATCGCGGCCTGATCGAAGCTATAGGGATTGACCATGGCTGGCACACCACATTTGCAGACCCATGAGGGAAAATCGGGATCGCCGTGTCCATGATCGTGAAAGACCTGCACCCATGGTCTGTCAGGCGTGGTCGGAAAGACCGCATAGCCCTGCCTGACCCGTAAATTCTGCGCGACTGACGTAAAACACTCGATACCGGGAAGTTGATACGCTTCGCAATAGATATACGCATCGACTTCCTTCCCCTTGAGTGATTCTGACCGTTCCCACGACCGCGCTTCAAAGCGGCATCCGTTATCCAGTTCCAGCCACAAGCGTCCATCTTTCGGGCGATTTTGCAGAGATTTGGGTTTTTGATTAAGGCCACGTTCTGAGCACAGGGCTTCCAGGAGATATTCAAATTCAGGGGCGGTCATGTCGTATTCATTCCCGACCAGATAGACCAACGCATTCGGAACGGCAGCAAACGCAGCGGCCCAGATTCCTGCTCCGGCAGATTTGCCTGACTTGTAGGCTCCGAGTTCTGCCACCACTTTGGCACGCCCAGTGTCTCGTGGCACAAGTGATCTGGTCACAACATCCCCTGACGGCAATCGCACTTCAATGGATGGCCCTTCGTCATCGGGATCAAGCACAATATCGGTCAGTTCATACCCATCGGTGGTGACCCACCAGGCGGCCTGATGCTCAAACGGCACGAACTCAGTTTTTTTACAGAGAAATCGACGAAACTCCGTCATCAGACGATCTCTGAGCAGTGGGGGTGCCGTGGCCGATGCCATCTACAGAATCCCTTTCCATGTCTGATCGCGTGCAACCGTCTGGACACGCTTCGGATCGAGACGAAGCCACGCACACCACAGCACTAACCGGTCATTGGTCAGATCAGAGACAAATCGTTTCGCGGTACGCAAGGTATACGCATCATACACCTGTGTCGCTCGATGCCCTTCGTTAATAGGCCGTCCTTTGTCCGATCTGGCTAAATCCTTAATCGCACGGCTAATGACATGCAACGCTAATTTTCGATACCCCTCGTCATCGACCACCGCGTAAAATCACTTCCGCCGCCAGACACGCTTCACACTGACACTCGTCATTCGCCATTAGTTCGCTTTCCCCTGCTGCTCATACCGTTGCAGTAAATCATGGTAAAACGACGCCAACGGAGACTCTTTCCCCGCCATCCCCGCCACTTTCGCCTCAATCGACTGCCGACAGGTATCCGATTTCAGCTTCTCGCCACCCTCGCACTCCGCATAATTCGTCGTCCACAAAAAATACGCCATCTCGTTGTAATGCTTCTTCAACGACACATCCAGCCGCTGCTCATCCGTCATCTTGTGCCACGGCTCATTCCCCATCGCCTTCCGTAACGCCGCCTGGACTTCCTTCTGCTGCGGCCACCGCTCCTCACACAGAAGCAACACCTCCTCCGGCATCTCCACATCCCAGAAATACCGCACCACCTCCGCCACCGGCGCACCCGACATCACCATCGTGGCAAATTGATCAGCTTCCGTCTTTGTTAGTCGTCGATCCATACGTCATCACCGCCGTTCGACCCGCTCTGGCCGATTCAGGAAATCGTAACGTGACCTCACACCCACACGCTTCCGCATACCGCAAAAACCACCGCATCGTACTCGTCCCACCGACCCCACGCTTTCGGTAGAAATACTGATGAATCGCATTCGGCACCACCCCCATCCGATACGCCAACACCGGAACCGTTAACCCCGACCTCGACTTCATCTCCTGCAATAACGCCCCAAACGCCGACGGATCTTCAGCCAACGCATACGTCATCTCAGCCTCAGATTTCGACGCCGCACGGCGAGGACGACTCGATAACCCCACAAACCCAATATCAGGCTTTTTCATCCACACATCTTACAGTAGGGTCATAAAATAAGACAACATCTCTCCACTTCGTAGAAAGGAACCCCCCCCTGGCCCGCATCGCAGGGTCAAAACCCCCCTCCCCCCCATATCGCAGGGTGCATACAGAAAACGTCAATGTTTATAGGGGTTAGCGAGTAGGCGGTTACAGCATATCGCAGCTTGGAGACTTGGCTATTCCTGATATCGCAGGGTCGGCAGTTTACCCTTGTATTCATTGGGCGCATTACTGCGGATATGGATTGATAGCCGCTGGTCAAGTATTGCTAGTTGGCTGTGGACGTTTGCACGTATGCGGTAGTCGCTAGCACACTATGTAATTGCTTGCCGGATTAGTGGATTTAGTCGGCTAATTGACGGTAATATATAACCGGTTACAGAAAGATAGATCCGTTTACGGCTGTTAGCCGTCTAAAGGAATAGAACGTAAACAGATACACAACTACATGAGATAAGGAATAAAGGCATGACTAAAACATACGAAAGCTACAGATGCGACCAAGCCTATAACAAAGAATACCTACGGTTTTACCTCTGCAAGGTGCTGATCTTTTTTGGTGCGTTTTTTGTCGGAGGTGTAGCTGTGGTGTGCACTGAAATAGCGATCAGCTACGTCAACGAATACTGGCACCTGGTACCACAAGATCCGACTTCGTTGCTACCGTGGCGTGATGAGCGTGTGATCTTTCTGATACATCCTGTACTCCAGATAGCCGGATCGATTGCAGCGGTGATCTGTTGGTTCCATATCTCGGTTATGGCGTACGACATCAACCTAGATCACCATGAGTACAGGTGTAGTCAGATCCGTGAAATTAGGTCACGGCTACGCTTGAATCCTGCCAAAGAATACTAGGTTGTATGTAGTGGCTAGGGCATAGTTTAGACTGTGCCTCGGCTAGTGCATATCGCACTATTGAAAGGACTAGACATGACTGTAAAAACGTTCAAGCGTAACCGCACGAATGCGGCTGATAGCCTATCGAACTTGGCGAGTTTAGTAGGTTTCTGTACTGGTAACTTTGCCGATCCGAAAACACGCCAAGAAGAGATCAAAAAGTTTGTAAAAGCCGAACGTCAACGCGACCATGCTGCACGCGTACGCGTTAACGAATGGCGTAACAGTCAGTAGTAGGTAGCGCACAGCATTGCGCTGTGCGTGTCCTAGTGCCTACTGTGGGCGCTGTCGTGAGTATTAAAGATAGGACTAGACAACATGACTAATAAAGAACAGCTGACAATCAAACTCGAAGTAGCAAAGATCGCTAAGTCTGATACAGCCAAAGTCAACATTAAGCTTGGCGACTATCCAGCAGTGGCCGATCATAATGTAGTGATCGATCTGACAAACAAAGATAAAGCGACTTTATCATCATCTATGCTTGATCTAAGTCAAGTTAAAACGGATACGCTGATCGCGGCCATTACGACGTTGTCAAGCTTAATCGTCGCTATCACGGCGACACTTGAAGAACAACGAGAAGAACAACTAGATCGTGAATCTATTGCCCTGAAAAGCATCGACGCGGCGAGCTAACCTACCTTAGCACCATACAAGCCCGCTGGCGGCCTGCTGGCGGGCTTTCCTTTACCCTTACAAACTTTCAACGGTTGAAACAATATGGCAAGCACACTCTTATACAGAGGTACATCTAAAAATCGACTTTTTAACAGTTCGATAGATGTAGCGATATCTGGACTCGATACACCGTCAGCTAATCCTAAGACGGGCATTATGTCGCAGTTGTGGATAATGGTCACTGGTATGACACCGAAACAGGCACAGCATAGCGGCGATGATGCCGCAGTTTGTGGCGGTAATAAAGATAAAGGCGGTTGTGTACATCGGCCAATGAACGCTACGCCTGGAACGGATAACCCAGACGACGCCACCTGCTACGTAAGGACGCAGCAAGGGCCGCTGGCAGTACACAAGGCAATCAAAGATCAACAGCCGCAAGTATTAGACGCTAGACAAAGGGCAATGGTAGCGGCTAGGGGCTTGCGGCTAGGTGCCTACGGCGATCCGGCGATGATACCGCTGGCACTGCTTAAGAAGCTCGTAAGCTATGCGCGGCTGTTACGGCCATTTAACCATACTGGCTACACAGCACAGTGGAGTAATAGCGCAATACCCTCACAGCATCGCAAGGCGTTACAGGCGTTTTGTATGGCGTCAGTAGCCAGTCCACAACAGGCACAGCGTGCAGCTGATCAGGGTTGGCGGTATTACAGAATTAGACAGCGCAAAACCGATCCGATCTTACCAGCTGAGATCATCTGTCCTAACGAAACGATAGGTATTACCTGTAGCCAGTGCCTACTATGCGACGGCAACAGATCAGACAGCGATAAACGTAAACACGTAGTAATAACGAACACGTTTACGAAGTCTAAATAGACAGGTACTAGACTATGCGACTGGTGGAGATCGTCGCGCTACGGGCCTGTGAGAGGCTCCGATCAGCCAGAATGGGGGTGATTAGGCAGTAATCGAGCCGTTATGCATAGAATCGAGCGATATGCCACGAGCCATTGACGAGCGAGTGGTTACTACTTTATTTAAAGGAATAGATACATGAACGTAAGTACAGATACCAGAGCTGCTAACCGAGCGGGTTTAACCGGTGTCAGGTTAGTGACTATGAACGAGCTACACGAGCTACCAGATCCACTGCCACTCCCAACGAGTGATGGTCGGTTTAGACACCATAAGCCAGTGCGACACGATACCCTGGTGACAGCGTTAGCGGAAGCGGTCACGTCTGCGGGATGGGATATTACCGAAACCTATCACGGGCTAGCCGCTAAGGATAAAGCGTTGTTTGGCGTGCTGAAGCTCCGAGGGGACTGGGAGCGGGGCGACTCTCAGCCGGTACTGGGCTTCCGGTCAAGCGTTGACAAGAGCGTAGCCATTAAAGGTGTCGCAGGTGCCTCAGTGTTCGTCTGTAGCAATCTCTGTATGGCAGGGGATGAGTTTGTCTTTGGGCATAAGTCAACGACAAACTTACAACTGCCGAGTATGTTGGGACGGGGGTTACAGACTTTCCGTAGGCAGTCGAACGGACTCCAACGGGATATCCGCTTTATGGAGAATCTACAGCTACAGGATCGGGACGCTAAGATTGAGATCCATGATCTGTTTAAGGCAAAGGTACTTCCGGCAAAGCTCTTCTTGCCGGTGTCCGATCACTACTTTGCCAGACAGACCGACGACTGTCGGCCACGTAGCGTCTGGGGTCTGAATAATGCCTGTACTCGGGCGATTCAGTCCACCAACAGCCCACAGGCACAGTTTAATCAGCAAGTGTCGGTCGGTCGGTACTTCAAGAATCGGATCAACAGGATGCAACAGTCCGGCCACCTGTACTCCGACAACTAGGAAGGTAGGTGTTGCACGGGTACATCGCTCCGGCGGTGTACCCTCTGGAGCACCTACGCTCCTGAAAGGATTAGATAATGAGTGAGACACTTGAACCACACGTTGATAACTGTACCTGTACCTCGTGTGCTGACCGCCGCGACGACGACATGCAATTAACTACAATGACCGGATACCATGACCGTGTCTATACGGATGATCTCAATAGGCTACTTGCCTACTTGAGCCGCCAGTCCACATGGGTGTCTATGCGGGACATTGCACGTCAGTGCGATGGGCTTACCCTGAAGAGCGATAGGGCGATACGCGCTATGGCGGCGGCGTCAGACGGTCGGATTATCTCCGGCCAGCGAGGCTACCGCCTCACGAGCCTTGCCAGCAAGGCTGAACGTGACCATGCGATAGCATGGTATACGTCGCAAGCGGCCAAGATGATACGGAGAGCCGAGCGAGTCAGAGCTAGATCGAACGAACGACAGACACAACTGGTGTTCTAAGAAACTTGGTACTACGAAGGAGAAACCACCCATGCAATGGAGAGACTCGCTGAGTCGTTTGTTTGACCGGCGACAGAAATACCGTGAAGACCAAGGCGAATACCCAAGAATGACTAAAAAGTCGGGAGTCACTATCGAATGGACGGTAGTTGATATACATACCGCTAGGCAAGACCTCGGTCTACCCCAGTGGACTAACCAGCAAGCCCTAGAGTCTCTCACCAGGCTACGTGATGTTATTACCGATAGGAGTATTGAGATAGGTTGGGATATTATTAAGGACGACATGAGAGTATCCTAAACACAGCGTATCTGAACCCCTGATCTATTGTGTATAGGTCAGGGGTTTTTTTTTGCCTGTTGGTACCGATCAGATAGACTCTGGTTATGGTCATACAGGCTATCTGGCAGGAAGTAAAAACAACGCTACGGGAACTCCTCCCGTATGCCATGCTGGTTGCTCTTGGTGTAGCCGTGCTATCCCAACAGGAGCGACTAGTTAACGAGCGATTGGATGGACTCCGAGCGGAGATCTACGAGCAGACCGCCGTCCTGGAAGCCATTCGGGATCAACTACGAACGAGTGGTCTGGTCGTGCCGCCCTTTCGCACCACTCCGAGCGATGATTAAGTTTGAAGGGTTGCGCGAGGCACTGCACCTGAACTATCCCCATCCAGAATTGATTGCCGTCTTAAAACTCGGAAGCGTCTGGTCAGCGAAATCTGGTTGGGATTTGAGAATTACCTCGCTGAACGACCACATTCATACGAAACCGACAAAAAAGAACCCCAATCGAGCGATGAGCCTTCATTACTCCGACTTGGCGGTCGATTTTGTTGTGCAGTACAGTAACGGGCAACCAAATAAAGACGCGATGGCTGAACTTGCACAGTTCTTTCGAGATAATCTCGGCGCAGGGTATGACATTCTGCATGGGAAAGCGGTCAAGCATGAATCCCATATTCATGTGGAATGGGATACTAACCAACGCGCCCGTCGCAACGGGAGTCGCAGTGGCTAAGAAACTTCCAACCATTAAGGGTGTCATCTCTGTGCCAGTGACCGATGATCTAGACACGCTGAAGAAGGCCGCGAAGGAAGCCAATCTCAGCGTTAAAGAACTACAGGCAGCGATGGCCTACAGCGAACTCATCGCTGACGAGGCCGAGCGACGAGAAGTCAGTCCACCGATGATTATCTCTGCGTGTCTCCATTTGACCTCCGAGGTGATTACCAACTGCTACGCCGACAGCGAAGAAAAACGAGCGGAATATGTCACGAGCTTGTTTCATCAACTCTGGAAGGCCGTAGGGTTACCCCATGACGACTTTACGAGTTAAGCCCTCAACGGTGCAGATGTTTTCCTTTGCGGTCGAACACGGCGAGAAGGGGAAGGAACAGACGACACTGCACCATGTGTTTGCCGTGACATCGAAGAAGGCACGCGCTACGCTGACAGAGCGATACCGTGGAAAGCCACGGGTTACCATTACACAGAAGCACCTTGTCGGCCCTCAATCACGGGAGAAAAGTAATAATGTCAAAGCCTTTTTGGAAGAGTAAAACTGTCCTGCTCAATGCGGTAGCCGCTGCCTTGGCCGTGTTCATCGACCATGAGAACCCTGCACAAATTGCTCAGGGTTTAGCGTTGTTAAACATTGTCTTGCGGTTCTTTACTAGTAGTTCAGTAACCGCATCAGTGCGGTAAATCACCGATTACCTGTGATACGATACTAGGGTCAGCCTGTAAGGGGCTGGCCCTTTTTCTATTTCAGGAGGAACCATGGAAGATACGAATGCTCTGGTCATTACCGATGACCAGATGAACCTGATTCGTCGGACAGTAGCTAACGGTGCGACAGAATCTGAACTGGCACTCTACCTGTATGACTGCCAACGCCAACGGGTACACCCGCTGGATAAGCTGCTGCATTTCACGAAGCGCGGTGGACGCTATGTGCCTGTGACCTCTATCGATCTGATGCGGTCACGCGCAGCAGAAACAGGCGAGTATGCCGGAAGCTCTGACCCTGTTGTTAAAACAGCAGGGAAGGAACTGAAGTCGGCCACGGTCACCGTGACTCGGATCGTGCAGGGACAACGGTGCGAGTTTACCGCGACGGCGGCGTTTGAAGAATACAAACCGGACAGGTCACCCATGTGGGTGAAGATGCCGATCACGATGTTGTCGAAATGCGCGGAAGCCTGTGCGCTCCGTAAAGGGTTCCCACAGCAACTCGCCGGAATGTATGGCAAGGAAGAACTCGATCAGGCCGTGACAGAACTTGACATCAAAGCGGTTGCGCCTAGCCCACTCCCGGCTGTTCCTGTGTCGCCTGGTTTGTCTATGAACGACGAGGAAGAACCGCAGCATACCGCAGACACGGTGGATGTCTCGACCGGAGAGGTGCAGCCGACAGCCGTGACCGGCAAGAAGGTCACCGGCCCACAGGTCAAGCGTATCTACGGCAAGATTAGAAGCTCAGGCAAGGACAAGGACGACGTTCTGGCCTACGTCAAAGAGACATTCGGAGTCGATTCGTTTGAAGACTTGGTCTGGAATAAAAACGGTGACAGTCCCTACGATCAGGTATGTCAGTGGATAGACGACCAGTAAGGTTTAGTTCTGCGTGGAGTGTCGGTCGAGTTTTGGCAACGGTCTTCGGTTCGCCGGACTTTATCCCCGCCGTGTATCTCAAGCGGGGAGCCGACATTCACCGTTGGACTGAACATTACGATCTGGGACAGGTCTACAGGCCAGAGGAAGACTTGGCTGGCTGGTGCGATGCCTACAAAGCCTTCACCTATGCTCATGCACCCTCATGGCATGACAATGGGATTGAAACGGTGTTTGAGACAGGGGTCTATCACGGGGTGATTGACCGGATAGGCTTCCTGAAGGGCTTTGGTGAAAGCGTCTGCGACATCAAAACCGGCAAGCCTAATCCCAAGAAAGACTCGCTCCAGCTTGCCGCCTATACGCAGGGCTTCTTCCCTGAGACATACGACTCAATCGACAGGGTTGGTATTTATATTGCGAAGGATGGCACATATAAGGTGCGACAATACGACGACAATGAAGATTTTCAACGGTGGAAAGAAATTCTTCACCATGCGATTACATAGCGAGGGTTGTTGACATGAATATGGATTACCCGTGGAGTCATATAGATGGATGTCCCTGCCCGTCGTGCGGTGATAAAGCCGCCGAGGAACAAGAGAGATTAGAACGTGAGCTTGAAGATCCTGACAGCCCACTACATGATCCAGAGTCAGAGGAATACAAGGAAGTTTACGGTGAAGGTCAATGAAAGCGCAGACGGGGCCACTAGCCAATATCCCGTTGTGGCTGATTGAGCACCGTGAGGTCAGTGCGATGGCCGTCAGGCTCTGGGGGTTACTGTATGCCAAATACACCACCCGCACCCCTGACGCGCCCGTCGCTGAACCGACACGGCCACAACTGGCGCATGACCTTGATTGTTCCGTTGATTCTATTGACCGCTACCTGAAAGCCCTCTCAAAGGCAGGGGCTATTACAGTGATCAATCAACATACCAGTAGCAAACAACAGGCGCAGAATCGGTATGAACTGACGATGGTGCAGGGGGGCCGTAACGATACGGCTGGCCTAGCCGCACCAGTGCGGCCCACCAGAACGGCTAACTTGTTTAGTGAGAAGCCTTTAACGATTGCTGAACAGTCAGAACGGGCAAAAGAGAGTAGTAGTAGTTCTTTAGTACGTACAGTACAGTACGTACGGTTTGATCAATTTTGGAATCTCTATCCGAGGAACCATAAGAAACAACGGGCAAAAGTCGCATGGTTGAAACTCAAGGTGGAACAGGACATGGCCTTGTGGACGGCCATCATCGGTGGACTGCGACGATGGATGGACTATTGGTCGTCACAGGGAACCAAGCAGCAATACATTCCGTATGCCAGTACATGGCTGAATGACCGCCAATGGGAAGACGAGATTGAAATAGAGACTCGACCATCCCTGAGTCGGCAGTCTCAATCCCTTGTAGCGGCCTCACAAGCCTTCCTAGACCGCAGGAAGGGGGAAGCATCGTGATGACCTATACGCTGGCGTCAGAGGCTCCTGAGCGGTTTCTACAAGCCTTCAACAATCTGGCGGTATCGAAGTCAGGTGAACATGACGAGAACGAGTTTGAGTCATATTTCCAAGAACTCGGTGAACTGCCCATAGACTCTGTCGAACAGGCTGCACGGGAGCTTAAACGGACACCTGGCCCATTTATGCCGGACTGTGGAACTTGGTTTCGATTAGCCGACAAGATTGCTGCGGAAGCACTAGAGAAAGACAACGAGGTAGAAGTCTTACAGTTGTCGTCAGGGCAGCATATTGAACGCGATGCGATAGAACGAACGAAGGTGGCACGGGCTGAGTTTGTAGAAAAACTGGAAGCTCTGACAGGGAGAACACTACCTGACGATCACCCAATGAAGTCTGGTGATATTCGACTTCCAACCTTCGCCTGTCATCTGTGTAAGGACTCTGGGTTTGTGTCAGCAGAACATCGTCGTGTCCAGCGATGCGTCTGCCATGCTACGAATCCAGTCCTTCAGAAGTATCGGGTTAAGAGTCGAGTGAAGGATGCCAAGGATAAGGTAGGATGATCTTGGGATATGAGGGGTTTTCGGGGTTGCTACGCTCCCTGCGTAGTGTCGGTCAGCCAGCCGTCCTCCACCCAGACAACCTCTCTATCCCCCCATTACAAATCTCCACCTTTCTCCACCGTAATCTCCACCTTTCTCCACCGTAATCTCCACACATAATGCAATTCCCTAAACCAACTTCTCGAAAACGGGAAAAAGCGGCAAAGAAAGCTCGTCGGAAGGCGCATATTGCCAAAATACGACGACAAGTGTCGATGCGTGACCGTCGATGTCGAATCTGTGGCGAACTGTTTGGGGTTGGTGAACTAACGCCAGAGATGCACGAGCTTCAAAGCCGCGCACAACTGCGAGGCCGACCGATTGAAGAAATCTTTAGTCTGGAAAACTGTGTCATGTTGCACCGGAAATGCCATCGTCATGTGACCGAAAAAAGGATATCCCTAAACCCATAATAGAATTGCCAGTAGAATGCCATAGCATCAATCGGTAAGGCGAGTATCATAAAATTTCAAATGGCAAAACGAGTCGATAAAAATCACAAGGAACTAGTTGCCGCGCTCAGGAAAATCCCAGGGGTCAGCGTCTTCAGCTTGGCCGATCTTGGGAAGGGTGTTCCTGATATCTGCATCGGGTATCGCTCGTTCAACATACTGGCCGAGATAAAAAGTGCGAAGGGGAAGCTCAATCCCCTGCAAACAGAGTGGCATTTCACATGGACGGGAACCCCTGTGGTTATTCTCAGGGACACTGATGACATCGCAGAACTCATCAAGACACTGGACACATTCTATGTCGAGCTAGGACAGAGACTGGCCGACGCAATCATCAAGAAGGAGAATCCATGACAGAGCTTTCTCTGGTCACAGACCCCACTGGCGTTGTTGCGCCACGCCCTGATACCCAAGCACTCAGATTGACAGCGGGTATCCTGATGACATCGACAGGAGCGGTCATCAGTGAGGACATCACGATTGAGGAATTTTGCGACGGGTTGAAAAATTGCCAAGCCCTGGCGAACTCCAGCATGTGGACGCTTGGAGACTTACTAGCCTACGGAGAGTCCAGAGGCGAGTGGGGGGAAATGTATACCCAAGCTCTCGACCTCACGCAGAAGTCCTATAGCACCCTGACTCAGGCCATGCATATTTCCAAGCAATACCCCATGGAAGAACGCAATGCTGATGTCTCATGGAGCCACCATCGTGAAGCGGCATCAATTAAAAATCGTGACGAGCGACAGTCAGTCCTGCGCCAAGCGGCTGACGAGGGATGGACACGGGAACAGGTGCGAGAGCATGTCAAAGGCTCCAGCGTAGCCGCGAAGAAGGTCACTACCTGTCCTCAATGTGGTCACGAGTGGTCGTAGACGATGTCGATAGGAATCTATACCAATATCTGGATTGGCTCACAGGACGATTGCACACACGGCTCTCAAGATCGTCGTGTTATTCACGCCTGTAAGTATCCCTGCTATAACAAACAGCTTGACGCAGGACACAAACCGACAAAGTCTGACGATAATTATTTAGTCGTGCAGCATGAGCACGATCTGTATCTGAATATCGTTGATGCCAGAAAGCCCCTGTTTTTCTTTGAAACATTCTGGGCTGTAAAACAGTTCTGCCTGGACACGCCATCGAAGCTCTTGATTCACTGCAATAAAGGGCAGTCTCGGTCTGTGGCCTTGGCTATCTTATGTGCCACATGGAGGGGGCTTATCCATCCACGCACATGGAAGGATGCCATCAGGCGGCAGTCATGGGATGAGCGTATCCCTGTCAACTTTGGGGCTGGACTCAACAGGTTTCTAACAGACAACTGGATGTATCTCACACAGGAGAAAGACCAATGGGATGGCTCACAGCCGGACTCAAATTATTTCCTCTCATCGTGCAAGGAATCAAAGCCGTCGAAATAAGATCGAAAGATAAGGGATCGAGTAAGCAGGAAGAAGCCCTGACAATCGTCAGAGAAACACTCGACCAAGATAAAGACGACGGGGAAACACTAAAGAATCTCACTCTGTCAGATCCAGCGGTGGAGTTTGCTCTTCGTAACTGTATTGATGCCGCCGTCCATCTGATGAATGTATTATCAAAGCATAAGAGGTCTTCCTGAAAAATTAAAAAGGGCGAAGCCATCTGACTAGGAATGGCAACGCCCATAAGGAATAGACTCTTTCAGTATACACCATGAAACAGCAGACCTTGTTTCCGGCATTACACTCACGCGCAACGAACCGGACTAAGAATGGAGAACTTGCCTGTGCCTTTGGGACACCATGGCTTGACCATGACACCGCTCGTATCGATCACCTTACAGGATGTCGCGGTTGCGACGAGGCTACTCTCAGAGCGGTGACTCATAGTTCTTCTGGTCATAAACCACCCACGAAGAGTCCAAGGGCGGTTCCGCATCCTGCTCCAAAGGCGTAGACACAGGCGGCTCCGGCTCCGTCTGCGATTCGACTGGCAGATCGGGCGTTGAGCCACCAGACTCCTGACAATAACATCGCCACCAGTATCGACTCACTCCTGCCATCAGCCAGGAGTCGTGTATTAAGAGAGACAAGGGCCACAATAAGGAAGCCTCGAAACCAGACATCAACGGCTTGTCGAACTGTCATGGTGTTTCCAGACAAGAAAAGCCCATGCTGCAATCTTTAGAAGGTCTTCTGGATTCCTTTTCGCCATGTAACGCACCGCTTTATAAATAATCTCTCCAATACCATGGGCATGGTCACCTGTAGTCTGCTGGACAAATGTATAAAGATGGTTCTGACCGTCAAGACCTGTCGTATTGTAGTTTTTATCTTTCGCTGTAGCACCGAGCAGCGACTCAACAGACGCACAAAATCTCTTATACGTCGGTGCTTCTCTGTTCCCCTGTTCGTTTTCGTTTCTGATACTCGTCATAGAACCATAGCACCTCGTCATCGGTTAGTGTCTTGCGAAGCATCGTCGTCGTGCGTCGAATACTCCGCTCTGACCGTTCTGGATAAATGCGGTGAAGCAACTCGTGAATCACGGTGTCTACCACATGATGATGAGGTGCAATAGTAATTGATCCATCCTCACACATGCCATCCACATAATGGTCAGCCGACACAATATATGCCTCAGTCAGAGGAGCCACAAGGAGTTCCGAGCACAACCGATCCCACAGTTTTTTATGATGTTCGCCACGGACCATCTTCGACATCAAACCATCTCCATCCCACGCTGTTCAGGTCAGTGACTCCATCTTCCTGTTCAAACCAGATGTATCCCCGTCGCTGTGGCCGTCCACCGATACGTGCGCCAGTCATATATCCCTGCGTCTTACACAAACACCCACATTCAACTAGCAACGAGTCAGATCGCCACGGAAACACCGCCATCGTATGCGTATGTCCCATTACCACGAGTCGAATAGCGTCTAGTCCTATCGCTGCTGAGTTATCTGCTGCCCATTCTTGAAAGAATCTCAGCGCACTACCAGGCACACGGCTGTATTTTTCAGGATGAGCAAGAAGCGCATCGCCCTCAACCAAAAGCCAATCAATAGAGTGGCCGGTATTCGGCACCTCATGCTTGGCAACCTCGATGTTAGGAAACTTTTTCGACAAGGCTGTAATAGGACATAGCGTTCCTCCTGTCATGGACGAAATAGCCTCAACCATGTCAACGGTCAGGTGAGCAGCAATCGCTTTCCGCAATCTCGCATCATGGTTCCCGACAATGACCTTGACTTTAGGAAACGACTCAGAGAATGTCTGCATCAGAGCCGTGACTTCAGCCCATTCATGCGAATACGGAACATTCTCATACTTCGCAAACCGAGAGTGACTATAAGCATCCCCAATATCACCAATACAAATAGCAAGATCGACATTACCTTCCTCTTTTGCCAGCATTGCCGCCACCATATGAGGGTCATGGAAAGGAATATGGAGATCAGGAATGACGAGAATACGCTTCCTGTTTGACTTCTTCTTTCTCGGCTTGGCAGGACCGCGATAGCGATCCTTCATCATGCCAATGGTTTCCTGCCACTTCTTCCATGACTCCTCGAAGGTTCTCAGTGGTTGCCGAATCGTCTGGTCAGCCAGTTCTTTAAGGAGTTCTTTCTTTTGTCGTTGAAGAATGCGACTGTTCTCTGTATAAGGGCCACGTTTCCGGTGGCACTCCATACAGAGCGTCGAGTGCTTGGCGCACTTCTTCTTACAGTTTAAGCAATTCCACTGTTTCGCTGTAGATTTAATACCAATCCGTTTGTGGTAACACTCCCCACAACGCTTGGCTTTTGGATGAACAAGAGTATTTTTCTTACATAGAGGACAAATTCGTTTTGACATAGGCTTGAGAGCGAGACATTACAATCACTGTAACCTCCGCGTGGCTCCTGGTAACAACTGATACCCTAGAGTCATCCCCTCAAGACTCCACGACCCATTTTGAGAATCGTCACTAATACGGATTCGACACCCGACATCCTGAATGTAATCGCCATTCGTGCCTTCAAGATTGATAATGCTCTGCA